CGAAGCATGCGTACAGGCGTCTGAACAGCGCCTAGTCGACCAAGAGGGTATGGTGATGGCCTCCTCGAACGACGAAGGAAAATGTTCAAAACAGACCTATGTGACTAGAATTGGTGAAGTCACAGTAAGAACCGATAAGAAGATTGTCGGATTGAAGAGAAGGTATTTAGACATGCTGTCTGTACAGGACAGAGTAATGTTTGAAAAGAATAAGCTAGTTAGTTTAGCAGATAGCCCAGTGGTGGGTAATGTTGAGAAATCTAGCTTGCAATTGAATGAAGTGCCGCAAATGTTGCAAATGTCGTCCAAGGTCCCTGGGGGGAATTGGAGCCGTGTTGCAAAGGGTGGCAAGGTCGTTCCTGCTACTCCCAATCCTTCTCCAGTTAATTCTGGGGAAGAGAAAGTTTTAAGTGGAAGAGAGAAGAGAAAGTTAAAGAGAGCAGAGGAAAGACAGAAGAAACTGCAAGAGAGTGAAGCTGAAAAGCTTTTGCAGCAGGAGGTTGCGAAAACTCAGGCTAAGGAGAGGTTAGCCGAGTTAAGTAAGAAAGCCACGGTTGCTCGGACAGACTTTGATAAGTTGTCTGAGAAGTACTATGGCTCAGTGAATGGATCGGGGCTCCCTTCGATCCAAAATGACCGTCGAACCAAAGTGAAGGTCCGTATCAGTGCAAATGAGTGTTGTGAGAATGTTGTACCTGATGCGAGTACTAGAGCTTTACTCGGAGAAATCCGAGAATTAATTGGAATTGAAAATCCTCACGGTGGTGAGGTTGTATCGAAGTCTGATTCTGAAATAGATGATGACTCGATGCATACACCGAAAGGTGGTAGTAACAGTTCATCCGACTCTGAACAAGAGAAGGGTGTACTTGGAATTTTTGGTCCTGGTAGTTCTGCCGTTAATGAAATGAAGCAAGCCGATGTTGCTGCTGTTGTTGAAACAGTTAGTAATATTGGCCCTGCGTTTCAGAAAACGACGGAGTTACCTCCTTATGCTACTGATGAGAAGATAGAAATATCTTTGGATAGCAGTAGTAGTGAGGAAGAAGTTGAAGCTAAATGGTTTGATTACGCGATCAAAACACGGGTTCCGCAAGGTATCCGTAGCTCAATAAGGCGTGGTGTCACTCTTACGACTGAAAAGTCGAAGGAAGTGACATCTGGAATTGTTAATAATTTATATGATTTACCTAAGAATGTGCTTGGTAAGCTTACTGATGGCGTTGCAGCTGTTGGTGGTTCATTGAGTGCGTTCCGAGACAAGTTTAAGGAGGTTTTTAGAAAGTATGCCGCTGATTTCGTTAAACCCGGAATTAGAGACATGTTTTTTGAAGCAGTTGAGATAGTTGTAGAAGTTGCTCTTGATATGTTAGGAGGCTATTATATTGCAGTTGGTGGAGATACGATGTGCTATTTGTCGTATTTTTCCGCTATTGTGAGAAAGTGGTTTCCTAACTGGTTGAGTGATGTTTATGGTTATCTCAAGAAGTTGGTTTCTAAGGAGAAAGTTCAGAGTGACAGCACGAGTCCTGTGTGGATTGCTGTCATGGCTGCTGGATTTGTTTGCATGAAGGTATTTGGAATAACTCTAGATTCCAGGGTGTTTTTGGCGTCAGTTTTAGCTTTCAGTAATTTGTATCGAAGTACTGGAGCTTTGAATGATGTCTATACCTGGTTTGTGGAGATGTTGCCAAGTTGTTTAAGCAAGTGGATTCCTGTGGTCACGAGTGCTAGTCGTGGAAAGGAAGTGATGTTGGATACTATTCGAAGGCTGGAAGGCTATTCGAAGATGGATCATGTGTTCTTGTTGAGATCGGATAACCTAGGGAGGTTTATTTACGATTATGATCTGTTGAAGCAGCAAGTTTTGTCTTTTAAGGAGGGACACGCGACAGTGTGTAATTACGCGTCCCAATTGTTGAGTAGGATGAGAGAAACCTATTTAACAGCGTGTAATAAGGTTGGAAGGAGCTCTCAAAGAATACCGCCGTTTTGGCTGTATTTGTTTGGGAGTCCTGGAGTTGGTAAATCCTATCTAACAAATAGGATTTTGGTTGAGTTTATTGGAGCTGGATTTTTCGATGAGTTTAAGGACCCGGTGGATGGAACAGTTGGAGTGAATGAGATCAAGTGGCCGAGACCCAAGACAGATTTTTGGGATAGTTACTTAGGGCAACCGACAGTAATTAGTGATGATTTTAATTCATCGAAGGATGATCCAATTGTGAAGGAGTGTATGAATATGTGTTCTTGTGAAGAGTGGATTGTGCCGTCAGCGTCAGTTGACAATCCTTTGGTTGGAAAGAAAGGAACACGTTTTACGAGTAAGTTGTTTATTAGTTCGTCCAATAGCATTAATGTGTCTAGTACGGAGCTCAATAATATTGAGGCTTTGTTTAGGCGTAGATCTGCTGTTGTGAAAGTCGTGTGTGATCCGGACGTTTATGATACACATGATGGACAAGTGGACATTGAGAAGGTGTTTGCGAAGTACGTTGGTCCTGGCCCTCATCAGGTTAGGACAAGAGAAGAGGTTGGAGTGACATTGCCCCATTTGAAGTTTCAATACTTCAGGTCTCTTGCTCAGGATGAGCAGGAGGCTACTACTCAGGGGATGTCATTTGAAATGTTTATTCTACTTCTGGTAAAGAAGTGGAAGAAATTCCTCAAAGCGCGTCCTGTGTGCGTTGAGGAGCCGAAGTTTTGGGTTAAAGGAGAGTATATTAACCCAAATATGTTTGTTTTTGAAGGGGATGAAGGAATCCCGCCTGTTGCACTTGGAGAGAAAGCTCATGTGCATACAGTTACTGCGCTTAAGAGAGGAAGTCATGTTATAGCGCAGAGAACGAGTGAGTTCCATCCGTTGGGATGGTTGGAGAAGGGTCAAGAGCCCCCTCAGGAGCTGGAGAAGCACGATTTCCCATCTTGTTACCGAGATGGACGTTTGTGTGGTAAGCCCCTTTGTTTGTGTTGTTCAAAGCAATGTGGACACTGTGATGAGATGTTGTACCTGGTTCAATACGCGGCTTGGGATAGAGCAATCTATCAAAAGTCGTGTGTGTTGAGGCGGTTTAAACGAGATTACATCATGGAGAAGTTGGAACTTGGAGAAGAGTTTGATAAGTTTGAAGGTTGGAGAATATCATTAAGAGATTTAATGATGCACGATGCTAGGTGGCTGGTACTTTATGAGAATCTGTTAAAGGATTATTATGAAGTGAAGTCACCGGATGGCCGAGCTTATTGGCCATTTCCGTGTCGTACTCGCCTTAGTGTTGAGAGTGATGATGACAAGTTTAAGCGATGGGAACATCGCAAGGAGTGTAAGGACGTTTTCGAAGGTAAAGGTTGTTTGAAGTGTATTATGGAAGGTACATGTCCAAGTGATGAGGCGATGGAGGATTTTATTCTTCATGAGTCGAATGCGTGGCGTGTTATCAACCATATTGGTAAGTGTTTGAAGTGGATGGCAGCGATTGGAACAGTTGTTGTTGTTGGTAAGGAATTGTATGATTTGTTCCACAGATTGAGATTGAGTGAGCAGAGAGCTTTGGACCTAGGCCTTACTGAAAAGTATATGGTTGATGGAAAGGAGTTTGTTCGCTTTAAGATCCCTGAGGGAGCTTCTACTGGAGAGAGCGCGCAAGTGTTATCGGAAGTAGAAGAGGAACAATTAGAGTCAATGGAAGAAGTGATTAAGACAAGAGGTGTTTGTGTTGATGTTGAGGAAGAGAAGTCTTCGGGTAAATGGTCTTTCATGGAAATGTTGCGATCACTTTATCAGGAGAATCCTCAATCTTTTGCATCAAAAGCTGAGAGAATGGCTTACCGTAGAAATAGAGACAGAGTTAAGAAGAGAGGAAACGGTAAGGAGAGAATTCCGCAGCAGTCTAATCGTTTTGCTCCTGATGGTACAAGACATGGTGAGAATCCAGGTAGTTTCGCTGGTGAAAGAGTTCACAGTGGAACAGGTACCGTCATGAATGAGACTATTAGAGCTGTTGCAAGAGAGATTTCTGGGTATTTAGAATTGACTCAGGATGGAAGGAAGATTGGAAATTCTTGTATCTTCCTCGGAGTGCGTAAAATCGTTGTACCGGCCCACATGTTTGATCAGAGAGTGGGAGTCGGCGGTGTTGACGCTAAGAGGGAGATTGCAGCTGCATTCATTAGACCTGGGAAGATTGGTAAAACTTGTTTTACTATTCGACCTGGAGATGTGAGTGTGGCAGCTGGAGCCTTGGGCTGTGTGGTGACTAATGACACGGCCGTAATTTCTTGTCCTAAGACTGTCAGTCAGTTTAAGAATATGTCTCACCATTTTGTGGATGAGAATTTCTTGAGCTCGATTGATACTCGAGGGGCGTACGTCGTTGGCTGTATGGCTGACGGTAGTTTGGAGGTAATTTCAGATTTGAGCCCGCAATTGATCTATGGTTGCACAGAGGAGAGTGCCGGTGAGAGGACTTACCTGTGTGATACATGGAGATACAAATCTGAGCCGTTTATTTACGGTGATTGTGGGAGAATTTTGGTGTTGCCGAATTCAATTTATGGTTGGTTCGGCGGTTTTCATCGAGGTACCTACACTCCTTCGGGAGCGGTGGCCTTTGGTGAGGCTCAGTTGCTAACCATGCAGACCTGTAAAGATTGGTTAGGATTGAGTCCAAGTTTTGAGAGTGTTCAATGTTTGGTGGAAACGGTTGAAGCGGATGTTAGTGAGCCTGCAATCTGGCCTTCAGATGAAGCTGGAGTTAGAGTTGTGGGAGTTGTTAAGCCTGAGTGGGCTGTGAGGTTATCGGAGAAGAGTCGTATCTTGAAGTCTGTCCTTCATCCAGAAGTGATGGGCCGAAATGATATGCCTTGGCATCCATGTACTAAGCAGCCAGCGATTTTATCGTCGCATGATCCACGGTTTGATAAAGCCAAAAATTTATCACCTTTAGCTAATGCTGTAAATGAGTTTAGAGTACCTGTCGAGATGAGTGAAGTTGATCTTAACATCGCGTCGGAATGGGTATGGGCAGAGTGGGAAACTTACGAGAAACCCTCTTTGTGCCGCTTGCTCACGGAAGAAGAAGCTATTAACGGAATACCAGGAATGTCATATGTTGAAGCATTGGATATGCGAACTTCTGAGGGTCACCCCTATGTTAAATGGAGGCCTAAGACCGCAAGAGGTAAAGAATATCTTTTTGAGAATATATGTGGCAAATGGAGGATGTCGGATCCTCGATTGATTTGGAGACTTAAGGAGAGGTTACGTTGTTTTAAGGCGGGTGTTTTGTATCCGGATTCACTTTGGCTTGATTGTCTGAAGGATGAAAAGTTGAAGATGGAAAAGATTCAGAATGTTCGAACTAGAATGTTTAACGTAGCTCCTCTGGAGTTATTGATTTTGTCGAAAATGTACTTCGGTGCATTTTCAAAGTGGTTTCACGAGACACGTACTACGAGTTGTTCCTCACCAGGGATAAATACGCGGTCACTCGAGTGGAGTCGCATGTTCCAATATTTTAACGAAGTTGGAACGAAAGGATTTTGGGGAGACTTCAAGGGTTGGGATAAAGTGATGTTCGCGTCGCCTATCCGCTTTGGAGGGTACCTGATTAATCGTTGGTATAAAACCTACGATCCTAATTGGAAACCAGAAGACGATATGATAAGGAATATGATTTTGGAAGAGTGTAGTGCTCCTTATCATCTCGCATGTAATTTGATTTACCAAACCGAGAGTGGGTTGCCTTCGGGTTACTTTCTCACGGCAGTGATGAACTGTATAACGAATCATATGATTAGCATTTGTGCATTTAGAGATGTGGTTCCCAACGCAACATTTATGATGTGGAGGGACTGTATCCGGGCAAAGTTTTATGGAGATGATAATGCATTTTGTGTGTCTAATGGTTTGTTAGATAAGTTCAATGGGAAAGCTTTAGGAGATTGGTTTGCTGCCCGTGGTATAACTTACACTCCAGCTGATAAGGCGTCTTCTTGGGGAGATCCCGAGGATATAATTTTGATGGAGTATTTGAAGTGCCATAGTAGGCGAATTAGTCAAGATATTGTTGTCCCAATAATTTCGAAGACAAGTATCAATGAAGCCCTGAATTGGTACCATGTTGAGCAAGGTTGTTCGCAGCTTGACGGCTATAACATGACGATAATGAATGTGATGGAGTTTTTGGTATTCTATGGAAGAAAGGAATATGATCGTTATCGGGATGCTTTGACTAAGGTTTTACCTGAAAGAGGCATTAAGGGAGTTATGATACCGTTATTTGACGAATCGGTATCTACGCTCGTGAAGAACGGGCACTTTGATCGTCGTTTATATTGCTCATCTCTTGAGGATCCATCAAAAGATCTTCGAGGGTTTACCTGTTAAGTGGTGGGTAATATAAGAAATCCGGAAGGTTCACTAGAAGTGTGTCACACTCTAGAGAATCCGGAAGTACCAACCAGTGAAGTCGACACTAGTGTTGGTGTAACAATGCAAACGGCAGCTGAGGTGCAAACCTCAAACTCAGTACCTAAAGTTGAGGAGCGTCCTGTCTTGAGAATGACGGATGTGCCGATGCAATATTCATCCATAGCGGATAAATGGTTTAAAGTTGGGACGTATGCTTGGAATACGACTCAGACTGCAGGAACCTCTTTGGTAATATTGAATCTTCCGACTGAAGCAATTCAGGATCAGCAACTCAATCAAGGTTTTGAGAATTTTGCATATTGGAGAGGGAAAGTACAGTTGCGCGCAGTGGTTAATTCAACGCAGTGGCATACCGGTCTTTTGAAGCTTTGTTGGGCTCCTTGTACAACAAAGAATGTTTATACTAATTACCGGCCTCAAACGAACCTGACAATGCTCTCAAACTTGAAGGGAGGGTACATATATGCGAACGCGCCCATAGTGCAGGAG